CCCGGAACCTCCGGTTCCGATGTCACATCAGTTTGACAATGAGTAAGGCGGCCAAAATGACCGCCATAAACAAGCACGCAACTATCTGCTCCTCATGCATCTTTACGTCTATCCTCCAAGTAATCCATCCATTTTTCCCAATTCTCATATTCTTCATCAGAAATTTCTCTTTTAATGGGTTTAGGATATTCGCTTTCCTTAATGTCAATCGCATCCGTAGGCTCTTCCAACCAAACATGCTTTACATGATGCACTGCCCAGTCGAACACGCAATACATGATGTACCAATTCGCCACGGTGACCAGCACTGCCACAACTATAACGCCGATCACGAACCACGCAAATCCCGGAAGCCCTAGAAACATGTCAATTCCTCCATTCACCCTTCGACTTATCCCTATAACTGCATTATACAACAAGCAAGTGATAATTTTTGCGATAATTCGAATTAATGAACAACGTTCATTTATTACCGCTCACCAGACACATAATAGCGATACCTAACATAGCGCCCACTACAAGTGCAATATAATGCGACAACATCTTAACCCTCCCATCTCAGCCAACAGTTCCAGCTCCTGTAATACCCGCCAGTCGATATCTCGTTACCGGTCTGGTCGCCCGGCTGCCCTCCGGCCACGCCCCCGAACTCGTTGATATGAGCGCCCACGAGCATGCCGTCTCCGAGGTACAGCTCCACGTGCCCGGTGCCCGCCGATATGTCGCCCTCGAACAGAACGATGTCCCCTCGCACCAAATCGGACGCTGCCGGGTTCCCGTTGTAGCGTTTGAACCCAAGCCCCGTGAACACGCTTGACATGTTGTAGGTGGAAGGGGAGGGGAACGGAACGTCCCACCCGTTCTCGCGGAACGCCCAGGACACAAGGCTCGAGCAGTCGAAGTCGACCCCTCCGTCCCGCGTCGGCTGATCGTAGCCGTGGCTGTTGTCGTCGGCGATCCCGACAGCCCACAAACACGCGCCCTCAACGCCCGATCCTCCGGGTGCCACGCTTCCCGATCCGGAGTTCAGGTTCTGCGCGCTGATCTTGGTGAACATGGTCGTCTTCGTCCATGAGCGGCGAGTGCGGTTCAGAACGTATACGTTGTCTTCCCACGTCCCGACATTCTTGAATCTGTAGAAGTCTATATCGTTGAAGTATATATAGCCGTCGTTGCCTATAGTCCCAATGTAGGCGTTCTCAACGCCGCCTTTCTTAGTGGCGCTGATTATGATCACGCTCGCCATATCGATTCCTCCCGGCGGATCTATTTCCCAGTAGTTTCCGTAGTTCAACGCGAGAACGACGTTTCCAGCCCATTCCGGCTTGCATCCCGGCGTTCCGGGGTTAGCATGGCTAGGATACCATTTCGAGTACTCCACAACCGATTCTATCACGCTAATCGAATTCGGCGGGTAAAGATGCCCCCATTCGCTGTAATTAGGGTCTCCCGACGATTTAACGTCTCCGATGATGCAATTCAATATCAGCCCCGTGTCCAGCTGGAAATCCACGTAGTCTCCGACACCCCCGAACGCCTCGGTGCACGCGATCACGTATCTTCCTTCTATGATGGCGAATCCCTCTGCATCATAGTTCTCACCCGCATCCGCCCGAAGCTTGTACTGTAGCGAATCGGGCGCGGTTATCAGCGACCAGCCCATATAGGTGTAAACGCAATTTCTACCGCCCAGCTGCGGCACTATCTCCCGCGCCATCACAATCCCATCCTAACGATGGTTCCTACGTAAGCGTTCTCAACGCCGCCTTGCTTGGTAGCGCTGATTATAACCGGCTCAGCCATCAGTAATACCTCCCCAACTGTTTCATGTACTTGATGAACTGTCGTAGATGGTACTGCGCTTCTTTGCCAATTTCCGGGTCGGAAACTTCCAGCTGTTTCTTTCCAGTATCGCAAATTCGTATCTGAACCGTTGCAGCAATATACATGTCAGTTTCCACCGCGTATTTAACATCATCTATGGTATATACGTTTTCTTCGATAATCTGCACTGTATCTACCATATCGCCATTTTTAGTAGTGATGATCATAATCCCATCCTAACAATATCCCTGAACCAGTTGTTGAGCTTCATGGACTCGTACCGCACGCAACCCATATCGTACGCCTTTTTCAAGTTAGCCAGATGGGGCGAGGATTTGAAACCTTTGAGCAGCAGAGTGTTCGGCTCATGGTCTTCCGTCGTGGCGGCGAACACGTGGCGGCATTGGCGGTCAACGTCTTCCGACACGTAATAGCAACCGTTTCGGTTGTCGCGCCATATGCCGATAGCATCGTCGTAGTAAAGGAGCGTGAACTGGTATTCGGCATTCTTGCCTTTTCTCGCGATGAACTTCGGATTGTCGCGAAGCCACTTGTTCTCGGCGGCGTACGCCGCATAGTCGCTGCCCGCTATCGCCTGGTAGAAACGCGTTCCCTTCTTCGCCTCGATCAGCTCGGGAGGCGCTACCATCTGCGTCAGGAACTCGCCTCGCCTCCATACGTCCGTCTTGTAGGGAAGCTCCAGCTTGAAGTAGTCCATATAGGGGTTCGCCGAGGTCACCGCGTTTCCCCAGAACATGCAGGTTACGTCGTAATCACGCGAACCGGGTCGCGCGATGGTTTCGTAAAGCTCCAAGAACGCCGTCACCTCGTCGGGAAGGTACGTTTGGAACCCCTTGTCGATGACGAACTCGTCGAACAGGATAGCGTCCACGTTGTCCAGCGCGTCGGACTTGAGCTTGCGCGCCGTTGACAGCGCTTGCGCGTAGCCGCATATCTCCTTGTCGATATGAAGGATGTTGGATTCAGCCCAGAGCGCATGCCCCGGGAACTCCTTCTGCACGTGGTTGAAGAGCCGTCCGTCCTTGCGGGTGGTCAGGTTCTTCAACTCCTCCTCCGTGCGCCGCAGGTACATGAACCGTCTTCCCGTGCGCAGATACCGCTTGACGTAGTGCTGCAGCCCCGTGTAGGTCTTGCCCGCGCCTCTGATTCCGTAGATGAAATTGAACAGGCAGTTGTACGAAAGCGTCTTGGATATGTCCCAGTATTTTGCCACGTTTCTCCTTTGACTTGGAATGCCCGCCCTTTATCGAAGAAGCCCCTGCCATCATGGATGTCCAAGCGACAGGGGCTAAGTCAAAGGGCGCTAACCGAAAAGACTATCACAGAGGGGGCTGTTCTCCGTATGCGCCCGTGCCCGTTTCACCGGGTGCCCCACAGACGCAGAAGATAGCTTGCTTTCCGGCGCATGACCATCATACATCACTTCTCGTCGATTGTCACGCGGAATCTATCGTTCTCCAAAACCGACTGACCGGTCGGTTTGTTCTCCGCACCCGTTGACGGAACGCCCGCGTACGCCGCCCACGCGCCGACGCTTCCGAAGAAGTGATTCACATCCAGGTTGCCCGCGTATCCGGGCACCTGCCCGTCGGACGCGTACTGCCAGCATCCCACAAGTCCGTCCGTCTCCGGAGGCTCGCCGGGGTCGTAGTCGAGTCCCGGGTTCAGCACGTCCGGGTAGCTCGCGATCCAGCGCATGCAGTTAGGCTCCACGCCGCCCTGGTTGAATAGCCAGGGGTTGGCGTAGATCCACGGCCAGATTCCGGTCTGATCGTGGACGATGTTCACGAACTCGTTGACCCACTCAACGCTTTGGCCGCCCTCCCAGTCAAGCACCGGAACGCCTTCGCCGAAATAGTTGCTCGTGTTGTCTATGAAATGGACAACCTCTTTCATGGGATCGTTGAAATTCGCGAAATGGTAGAAGCCCCAGGGCTTGCCGTTTCTGCGGCACCATTGCACCCAGTCGTCGCAGTATCCGTCCACGAAATCTATTCCCTCGGTCGCCTTGCAGATCACGAAGTCCACGTTCGGGAACACGCTATCCGCGTCCAACCCAGCTTGCCAGTTCGATATGTCGATGCCCCTAAGCATTCTTGATCAGCTCTTTAAGCTCTTCCCGCAACTCCTTAATCTCGCTCGCAATGTCGTTAAGTGTGCTAGTAAAGTCCTTAAGAGTACGATTGTACAGGTAAAACATGCCCACGCAAGCCACGATAGGGAAGCCCAGACTACCGATAAGAGTGACAATGTCGTTAACATCCATATTTGATTCCTCCTAATTAGAATACCAATTGGCGCTTATGTTGAACGAAGCCCCCGCGAGATAAACCATGCCGTCGGTGGACGCATGCAGGGAAACCGCCCCGTTCGTCTGAATCGAAAGCACGTCCACGTTAGTATCTACTACCACGGGAACCCGCACTTCGGTCGACGGCCGGCATTCCGGCGGCAGCGTCGTGAGCGTCGCGCCCGGCGTGTAGTTCATGATCATGCAGTCGCCTTGGAACTGCACGTCGTTCACGCAGGACAGCATGACCCGTTCGCTGGTGAACATCGCTTCGGGAGAGGGGGCGTGGACGTACGCCCCCTTGAAGGTTTTGAAGAAGTTGGGGTTTCCCCCGCCTGTAGGTTCGGCAGCCATCAGACGACTGCCAAAGTGAAAGTCGCGTATCCGTAGCTGGAGGTAGAACCTTCGATGTTCACCACCATGTTGCCGTCGGCGTTGGTGTTCATCGAGGCCTTGCCTACTACATTCGTTCCCAACGTGTTCACAAGAGGAATGTATTCCATATCGGCGAATGTTTTAGGAGCCAGAGGGCACACGGGGAACACCACGGTGGATTTTCCGTTAGTTACTTCATATGCTGCGTTCATCTTGATCACGTCGTTCTCGAATATCGCGAACGGGTTTCCAAGGACGCTTCCCGAAATAGGCGCTATGGTATCTTGCGCCGTCGAAACGTAGGAGAACCCTATCCCTCCTATCTTGGAAGTCATGTAAGCTCCTAGAACCTTGTTTCCCTGCGTGGAAGGATGCGTGGTATCGACGGTGTCGATGAAAAGCTCTATTCCGGCAGTGCTGAATATGTCGATTCCAGATTGCACCATGTCTCTCACAAGCGTTCGCCTGTTGATAGAATGGTTGCGCTGGTTCTTCTGACCCGCATTCAGCGCTATCACCACTTTCGCGTTGACGAACTCCTTTTGCAGCGCATCGTAAACGTTCTGCACCATCGTCGCGGAGATCTGTCCTATATCGTTGATTCCGCCGTACACCACGCAGTATTCCACCATTTTATGATCATAGGATTCATCCGCGACGGCATTTGCTACCTGCGTCGAAAACAGATTGCCCTGCACCTGGTACCCTGCTCCGCCCTTCGCGTAGTTATGCGCGACGACGTTCAGGTTCTTGCATACGTATTCCCACCAGAGCGGAGTGTTTCCCAGCGGCGCCGCAGGGTTCGTGTAGCTGTCGCCTATAAGCACCATATGCTTCTGAGAAAGCAGCTCGCCCTTCAAGTTGACAATGGCCTGCGCATTGTCGTTTACCCTTCCGTCGAGTTTCAATACCTCTTGGCGGTACTGCGATACCTCTTTAGAGTACTGCGATACCTCTTGGCGGTACTGCTCCACCTGAGCATTGTAGTTTCCAGTGAGCGCCCAGTACTGGGGGTCTGAGATGTCGATGCCGACGGGAACGAACGTCTTGGACGTGTAGGAATTTCCCTCGTGGATCACGATCTCCAGCGGCTCGTAGCTGTTCGCGCTAGACCACTCCGGAGGGTCTGCGAACACCGGCACGTAGCGCATGCCGGTGTAGGTGTAACCCGGAGTCGTCGGGCACGGAACGCCCGGCATTCGATCGGTGACGGTCGCGGTCACGCTCGCGCTCGCGCTGCCAGCGCCCACCGTCATGTTCTTCGTGGATTCTGCCATGTTCTTCTCCTTTACCATTTGATGATGAGGTGCCCGTACGTCTCCGAATCGTCCGGGTTCATACCGGTGTCGAATTGCAGGAACTGCCAGGTCGCTGGGATATACGCCTTGAAATGCCCGTCGTCTCCCAGGCCGAAGCACACGAACTTCACGATGCGCGCTACCAGGCATTGCAGGTTCGCATCTATCCAGTTTATGATCGAATCCAGGTACAGATGCACGTACTCGCCGTTCTTGATCGCATCGACCTCGTTTTCAAGCGCATCCACCTGCGCTTTCAGCTGGTTGTAGAAAACCATCAGATCGTTCACGTTCTGGCCTTGCTTGTTCAGGTTCTCGATCACCTCGTTGAGCTTTTCGGTCACCTTGGCAAGCACCTCGTAATAGCTCAGCTCGTCGCCGTAGACGGCCGGCAGAACCATCTGCACGTAGTAGCGAAACGGCGCTACGTCCGGTGTGGGCTGGTTCATGCGCTCCTCCTTACCATATCGTCATGAAGCATTCGCGCAGCGCTTTGTCTTCCACTACGTCACGGTCTATATTAACGAACGTGTCTCGCCAAATCAAGAGCAGTTCGGATTCCGCCTTATCATGCCCGGTCTCCGTGCGCGACAGCTTGTTGTCGTAGCTGCCGCTCGAATCCGATTTGCCGGAATCGGTCGTGGAAGCGTCGGTGAAGTCCGCCGTGGACGCGTAGTTTCCCGCCTTGATGTTGTCGAAGTTGAGCGCGCTCATAGGCGTGTCGCTGAAAATGTCCTGCGCGTTGCTGGTAGACGTTGCGCTGGTGTTCGCGTTGTTGGAGGCGGTGCCGGTCGCGTCTTCCGTGATCGTCCGCGCGTGGTCGATGAGCGGCTGTATGTTCTTGGCCGTGATCTCGGACAGGTACATCTGGTTGTAGTACGGCATTATCATGAACATCGCGTCGCGAACGAACATGCGGAACAACCCCGCCGTTTCAGCTCCTATCTCGTACATGAAATAGCGGCGTATGATCTTGTCGTTCAGCGTCTGCCTATACGCCTCGTCGAATATCGGATAGTCTGCCAAGCCCAGCTTGTCGTAAGCAGCATGCCAGTTGGCCTCGATGTTCGGAAGCTTCGCATCTGCAAGCGTCTGTTCGACCAGCCAGCGAAGCTGCAAGCTGTACTTGCTCATTCTCCGTTCACCTCGATCCCGTTCTCCTCGGCGTACTCGCTTTCATTGAATTCGCCGTCGGCGATAGCCCACTGCTCCTCTTGGCGCTTCTCCGACACGCGGAAATGCACGTCCACATCGAGCCCGAAGATCTCGTTTATCTGCTTGCACGCGAACTGGCGGGACTCCAACCGGCAAAGGCGCTGCGCTTCCGTGCCGCCGAGGCTGGCGAGCATCTCGTCCACGATGACGCGCTCCGATTTGGACTCGGAACTGGCGATGCCGAGGAATCCGAGCGCTTCCTTCCAGTACTTGTCCTTCAACTCGTAGAGCTGTTCGGCGACGTACGGCGACGAGTTGTCGAGGATGTCGATGGATTCGAGGTCGAAGTCCTTGTCCGTCATGATGAGGGGTTTGTACTCGTCCACCTGCGCCATCATGTTCTCGAAGCTCAGGCGCTGCTTCTGCGAGCATTTCACCACGCGCGGAGTCTTCTGCTGGTACACGTTCACATCGATCGCCCGGTCTATCGCCCACAGCTTCTTCGCGTACATGTTGAGCGCGAACCAGGTAGGCACGCGCAAGTTCGAATTCCAGATTATGACGGAGTTCTCGATGGTGAGCGGGATGTTGACCCCCATCACCGAGTAGGCTATGCGGTTCACCGGCTGCGAGTAGATGTCGAAGTTTCCCTCCAACATGCACTGCATGATCGCGTAGCCCTCCGGGCTGCGCTGAACAGGGTCGAGCGCGATATCCTCGTCATGCAGGAACACGCAGAAACCGTCGCGAAGGAGCCACCATTCGATTTGGCGCTCGTTGATGCCCGCCGGCAGGTTCTCCCACTCGAAGACGCTCATCGCCAGCTCGTACAGGCGCATCTGCCAGAGGAACATCGTTTGCGAGTTCATAGCCGCGTTGTCCAGCTCGCGAGCGGATTTGTGCGCGTTCTTGGGCATGTTGCCCCAGGGAAGGCCGTACGGGGTGGTAGTGGATTGGATAGGGTTCATGCATGCCTCCTTTCTTATATTATAGCATTGCTCAAACTGTAGTTGCCCACGTCGTCCGTGTGCCAGAACGTGACTCCGGAATCGAGCAGCCTGTTGAACATCGCAAGGTAGCCGGCCGGAACCGATCCGCTCATGTTCGCTGCGACGGTCTTCACGTAGTTCCATGAAGCGCGCCCCGTGATGTTGGGGGTTTTCACGACGGACACGTTGTAGCCGTACACGCTCAAAAAGTCGTCGATCTGGCGCGCTATCTCGGCTCTGCACGTGTACTTGCGAACGCCTATCGTGTAGGTTCCGAAGTTCACGAGCGCGGTAGTCGAGTTAGTGCCTCCGCGCTGCGTGTTCGGGGTCTTCGATGCCTTCGAGAAGTTCGCGAAGGTGTTCGTAAGGTCTTGCGCTCCGTTGATCGTCGAGTTGATCATGCTCGCGGCAGCCCCGGCGACGTTGCCGGATGCCAAGCCCTGCATGGCTCCGCCGATGATGTTCTGCGTGGAGTCGATGAAGGAGTTCACGTAGGGCAGCTGGCTCATCGAGTTGAAGGACAAGCCGAACGACGTGTCCACCTGGGACGCGCCGAGCATGTTCGCGAACGCCTGGTAAACCCAGTTGCATGTGGGGTACTTCTCCAAGTACACCGCGCCTTCGACGAACCGGTTCACCCCGTTGTAGTTCAACGGGATGTATGCCAAACGCGAGTTCGCATCGCAGCCGCCCGTCTTCTGCAAGCTCAACGTTCCGGGCGTTCCGCAGAATTCGAGTCGGAACTGCTGGTCTGCCCCGGTGAAGTTGGTCACTTCCGCGTATTCGAACGGGTAGCAGAACATCTTGTTGTTCTTGGGAACGTAGCCGTCGAGATTCGTGAAGCCCAGGGCGTAGTTCTTCGTAACCTGCGGGGTCGCCGCGTTCGAATCGACCCAGTACCCCCAGCCGTCCGTCTTCTTGACGATGGTCGGGATGGCGGCTCGCGGCACCATGTATACCTGGCTCACCGCATCCTGCTGCCCGTTGTCGGACAGCGCCTTCATGAAGCCCTTGAAGTCGTCCACGGTCAAAAACACCGACAAGCTCGTCCCGCTGGTAACGCCCATGTACTTGTCCCCGCCGTTGTTGACGTACGTTCCGTCCTTCAACGGCTCCACGGCGCTGGCAACGACCATGTAGCAATCCATGTCCTCGTTGTCGATCACGGAGTACGTGCATTTGAGCTCGCCCGGGTCGATCCCCTCGTCCTTGACGTGAGCGCCTATCGCGTCGTCGTTCACATGCTCGCGCTCCACGAAGCACGGTTTGATATCGTAGTCGAACATGTAGGTCTGCACGTAATCCAGCTCCAAGTGCAAGCGCGTCGTGTTCGCCGTCTTGTACTCTGCGCGGGTGATGAACGCGTAGAACCATTTAGTCCCGAAGTTCTCGTTCTGGAACATCACGTAGTTGTAATTGTAGTACTGCTCGGGGTTTCCGTCCACGTCGATGGCCGATTCAAGGCGCTGGTACGTGTACGTGGATATCGTCCGCTGCGCGTCCATGAACGAGGCGATGCCCCCCATCTGGGCGTTCAAATTCGGATACCATCGAACGTGCTTGTAGTTCGGGTTCCACGGAACCGTGCCTATGCGGATCTCCGTGCTAGGCTGGTACATTTCTCACCTCCTTCGAAAAGGAGGGCGGGAAACGAATCCCGCCCTCGACAGAACATAGGCTATGCGGTGACGGTGATGGTGGATTCGCCCGTCTTCGTTCCGTCCTGGATGGAGGTTGCCGTGACGGTCAGGGTCGTAGCCGTCTCGTTGGCCGCCACGTGCAGGTAGCCGCCGTTGGTGACGGTCGTACCCGATGCAGCGCCTCCGGCCACCGTCCACTGCACGCCCTGGTTCACGATGCCGGTTCCGACGACTGCGGCAGACAGCTGCAGATCCGCGCCCTTGGAAAGGGTGGCGGTCGCCGGCGTGACCGTAACGCTCGTGATGGTCGGGGCGGTCGGCGTGAAGGCGGCCGCCTGGCCGAACGGCGAGCAGCTGATGGTCTTCCACACATGGTGCCAATGGTTCCAGTACAGGCCTTCGCCGTTGAACCACTGCGCGGACTCCACGTAGTTGTCCAGCACCATCCACCAATCGCGCGACACCAGCACCGCCGGCACGGTCTCGAGCAGCGCGATCTCCTCTTGCGTGAAGCGGTGGTAGTTCGGGTCGAGCTGGCCGGTGGCAGGGTCGGTGAACAGCGCGTCCATGCGAACCCAGTCGAAGTCGGTGAACGTGTCGACCGTGATCATGCGCGCCTGGAACTCGCGGTACTCCAAGTTGAAGGCGGTGGCCAGCACGTTCATGTTCATGGTGGCCTTGAACTTGGCGGTGACGATGAAGTACTGGTCTTCGAAGTCCGTGTGCGTGGTCACGCCCGCCATGTTGTACTTCGTGGACTGGTACTGGAAGAGGTCGGACATGTACTGGAACTGCGTGGCGATGTCGATCGCGTTGTCCTTGCCGATCGCGGGAATCTCCACCGAGCCGATGTAGCCGTTGAGGAGGCACTTGGCGAGGAAGTAGCGCATGACGTAGTACTCGTCCGTGTTGGCGCTGGTGTAGAGCGACTCGATGATGCGCGCGATCAGGTCGCTAACGCCAGTCCAGGAGAGGAACGCCTGGCGCAGCTGCTGGGAGGAGACGGTCGTCTTGTAGAACTTCTGGAAGTTCATACGGTGGAACGCGGTGCGCACGTCGGGAAGCTCGCGCTTGGCGAACGTGTCTTCCGCGCCCTCCGGGTAGAAACCGTGAACGTCGGCGAGGTTGACGAAGATCTCCTCGACGGTATCGCCGAACTCGAGGTACCCGCGCTTGAACACCGCCCAGGGGTTGCGGTACAGCTTGGAGGTCACGATGGTGAGGCCGATGCGGTTCACGAGCGCGTTGAGGAAAGCGTTTCGCGCGGGCTGGTAGCTCGTCAGGTACTCCCCGATGGCATGGATCTCGTCGGTGGTTCCGGCAAGCTCCACGTACGCTCGATTGTTCGCGTCGTAGGTTGCCGGGATGCCGCGAGCCGCGAGCGCGGACGCTACCTCCGGGGTCTCGTTGATGGTCGCTTCGACCGCCTTCTGCGCAGCCGTCTCGCGCGCTGCCGTATCGCCGCCCTTCATGACGATCGGCGAATCGGCGGCTTTCATGTTCGGTTGCTTCACTGCCATAATATCTCCTTAATCCCAGATCTCGTCGGCGCTGCGGATCGGCTCGCGCCGAACTTCCTCGCCTACCTCGTTCGCATGCAGCAGCGTCTGGCCTTCGACGGCGAAGAACCGGTCGGCGTACTTGCGGCGCGACTCGTCGCGCTCCTCGCGGTAGCGGTCGCGTTCGGCGATGGCCTCGTCGCGCTCCGCGTTCAGGCGGTCGCGCTCCGCGTCCCACTCCTCGCGCTCGTTTCGCCAGCCCTCGCGCTCGTCCCAGCGGTCGTCGAGTTCCGCCGCGTCCTCGTCGATTCGCGCGGCCATCTCGAGCCGCTTGTCCTCGTCCGGCTCCATGGCCAGCTCGCGCAAGCTCGGTTGGTACCTGCTCATAAGCCTGTCTCCTTTCTGATGACAAAATCACCTTCGTATAGTATAATACCGCCTTTTACGGTCTTGGAATAGAATTTTCCCGGAAATTTCGCGCCGACATGGAAATTGTCCCACGTGACGTGAGGATGGCACGATTCTGGCAGCCCCGCGCAATGCACGGTGAGCTTGCCGCCCTCGTCCTCGATGTAGGTCTTCGGGCGGATGAACCTGGCGCGTTCGAACGTGCTTTCGAGCTTCCATGCCCCCAGCCGGTAATCGTCCACGTCGAGCTCTTCGGGCACCTCGGTGCCGGCCAGATGAAGCGAATCGGTGTCGGCGTAGAGGAACCGTTCTTTCACCTTCTGCGCGCTCCGTATCGTCTTGTTCCTCGCCCAGGCCGTGATGAAAGCCCCGGCGGGAAGGTACATTCCTTCTGTCTGCTCCGGTTCGAGCAAAGGGTAGCGCACTATGCCGTCCTCGCACATGACCGGCCGGCGGCTCCGTTTGACCGGATGCGTCGCCATCTTGCCGTACGAGGAGTTCATCTTGAGCTTCGCCATGTAGCGCTTGCCCGCGTTGCCCTCCTCGGCCGCATGCACCTTCTCATCGTTGGCCGCCATGATGAAATCGTAGAATAGCTTGTTCGATGCCTTGAACTTCCAGCCCTTGCCGTAGCGGATGGAATAGATGTCGTAGTGGTCTTTCAACAGCGCCAAGTCGACGCTTGTCAATACCAGCGTCTGCTCTCCTTTGGAATCGACTACGTATTCGGTCGGCATGAAGCTCAAATTGCCTTTGAGCTGCAAGCAAGGGATGAAACCGGGCTTGAGCTTGAAGTCGACGGTCACGGTCTGTATGTAGAGCGGGTATCGAGGATCCGGGACGTACTCCCCTTCGAAGAGCATCGGATCGCCGTACGGCAGGATCTCGCCTCCGACTCCGGCCATGACGGAAGGGTACAGGCTGTTAACGTCCAGGACGATCCCCTCGCCGATGTCGCGTCCTTTGAATTCGGGGTTGACGTAGGTGAATCCTCCCTTGTAGCAGGGGCGGATCTCAGCGTCGTAGTCGCACACCGGAAAGGTGCGCCTGAACCCCTTCTCGCCGCCTATCGTCTTCTTGTACTCGGCGATGGCGTTCGATCCCGCCGTGATCCTGGTCGCGCCCTGGTCGATCAGCTCGCCCAAGGCTCGCGCGACGATCCTCACGTCGGCCGATATGTAATCGATCTCCTCTTGCGTCAGAGCATGGTCGATGTCGCGATGCTCCGCATAGTCTATCTCGAGCTTCGCGTCCTCTTCCTCGAAGCCGAAGGCCTTTGGTATTTTGGCGACCGGCAAGCTGATGATCTTCAACGAATCGCAGAATTCGATGCAATGCCCTCTGCCGAAATATAGCTTGATGGTGTAGAACTGGTTCATGTCGCTGATCAGCGTCGTGAACCGGTAGGGCGCTTGCTCTCCGTGGGAGGGAATCCATTCCCATCCCGCGTCGAGCAGATGCGATATGATGAACTTCCCGTCGAATTTCAGGTTGTGGAAGTACACGCGAGCGTCCGGGGCGCGCTCGCACCATTCCACGAACCCTTCGATGGAGGTTCCGGTCGTTATATCGTAGGTTTTCAAGGTGCAAGCAGCCCACGCCCAAACTCGCGTCCGGGTCAGATCGTCTGCCGTCGTTTCGAAATCGGCCGTGAAGTACTGCATATCATAGCTCAGCCCATCTGTCGAGGATGTAGCCCATCTTGTCGGCGCGGTCTTCAGGAGCGTAAATGTACTCGATGTTCAGAAGCTCGTCTCCGGACTCGAAGAACTCCATCAGCTTGCCCGCGTTGGACTTCATCATGGATTCGATCTTCCTCGCGATCTGCGCTATAGCCGCATCGAACTCGGAGTAGCCGCCGAACACCGTGTCGAGGCCTTTGATATAGTTCTTGTAGTACCGGTTCAGCCTTTCGTAGGAACTCGTGGCGCTCAGCTCCTCGTAACGTTTGATGAAGCGCTTGAGGGCGATGGGAGAGAAGTCTCGCGCGGTGCGCTTGTCGGGAAGCAGGTTGTTCTGCTGCAGCGTTCCCATGCGTCCCAGGGTCTGGCCGTAGTCGATCCCCAGCTTCTTGCGCCGCAGCGACTTGCGCCGCTCGTTGACGGCTTTCGCGATCTGGAACTCCCGCACTTCGTAGCGCGTGGCAATGCCTCCCTCGCCGACGGTCGTCAAGTCCAAGGCTCCTTTGCGCGTGGCGCGCAGCAAGCGCGCGACCGTGTTGTTAAGCACGCGCGCGCTCTTGATCTCGGCTTTGACTTCCTTGTAGCTTACAGGTTCGGGCATGAACTGGGCGTTGGCGGGATTCGCCCGCATAGCCCGTCGAATGGCGTTGTTGTACTTTCGGACTGCGGAGTTGAGGCGCGAACGCTGGCTTTCAGTCCATTTAATCTTAGGTTCTCTCTGCATGTCAGCTCCTCACCGTTTCCCAATCTGACGTAGCACCCCCTGGTCTCCACCGTGAAGTACAGTTGGAACGCGGCGACCAGCTGCATGTTGACGTAGAAGTGGAAACGCTTCTCCGTGCTGTCGTCCAACCATTGCGTGCGAACGCAAATCTTGTCCATGAAACTGGAAAGATGCTTCCTAGACGAGAAGAAGAACGTACAGTCTCCGTACATGAAAGAGTAAGGCGATTCCTTCAACTCGTAGAAAACACCGTTTTTCGAAGGCATGGCGCACCTCCTTTCAATAACGATATTTGATATGCTTGGAAACCGTTTTCAGCGCTTGCGAATGCATGACGAAGACGAGTCCGATATAATCGTCTATGACGTAGCGGCGCACAAGCTCGCGCAGGTCGTTTATGTCGTCCCGCTTCATATCGAACTTGTCGTCCTTGGTGAACATGTATTCGATGCGCCCGTTATGATGGCGCTTGAAAACGGCCACGCCTTGCGGGACGACGGCATGCGCCCATAGCTCTTTCTTCAACACCCTGTTCGACGAGTCCGCTACGAACTGCTCCATCAAATCCTTGTCTGCAAGCGACAACATGGCTTCCTCCTGAAAAAGGCCGCACGCTGGGTGCGGCCTGTGATTGAGAACTTTAAGCGACTTCGAGGGTGAGCATCGTGCCGCGCTTAACCTTCACCTGCTTGACGACCACGTTGATAGGCTCCTCGTAGGTTGGCGCTCCGTAGACGGCGAACATCTTCTTGAGCGAGCCCCACACGCCGTTCGACACGCACTGATAGCTCTCGCCCTTGTCGTCGATGAGGACGATGCGCGGGGCTTGCTCCACGGTGCCGTCCTCGTCTGCGATTTCGATGATCTCGACGAACAGGTCTTTCAGCGCGATCTGCTTGTTGATGAAGTCGTCGATCTTGTGCGTCGGGTTGTTGGACGCGTTGTAGATCAGCTTCTTGGCTTCCGCGCCGAGTTCCGGGTTCACCGAGCAGAACGTGTTGTCCTCGGGCTTGGCAAGCTCGGCGATGGCGTACGTGCGGGCAGGTGCGAGGTCGTTGACGGGCATTTCCTCGGCGATGGCGATGTCTTTGTTCTCGGTCATGGTTTTCTCCTTCTAGTCAGATGGTTTAAGCGTCGATGACGGTAGCGTTCTCAAGGAACGTTTCCACGGGCATGGAATAGGTCTTCTCCTCGCCTTCGACCCACTTGATCGTGCAGCCCTTGGGCAGCGCCACGCCGGCATCGCGGAAGGCGATACGGGCTTTGCGGGCGTTCATGTTGGTGTCCAGCACGACGTACTGGGCGACAGTGCGCACGCTGGGCGGGATTGAATCATCCAGTTCGTACGCGGTCAGCTCGAAACTCTTGAAAGTGCGGGTGATAGCAGCCATAATGTAATCTCCTTTGATCGGTCGGCTTGCTTTGACGAATCCCATTATACGCGGGTTGAAAGAGAAAAGACCGGAATCCGGTCTTTTCATAGAATCTTCACAAATCTAATTTTTATTTATACCTTTTGATCACGTAAACCATTCCGATTGCGTATGCTATGATGGCGAATACGGTTTCCGGGTTCATAGTCACCCTACTTTCTTCATGGAAACGAAAACGTAAGACGGATGTTTTTCCATGAATTGAAGATACTCGCATGCTGCTTTGATCGTTTCGCAGTGCATATGCTTCAACTCGTAAACTTTGGTATCTTTGTTGCGCTGGTAATATTTGATTACGTAGAACATGGTAGTCTCCTTTGACTTGTTTAACTGACACTTACAATATAACAGCCGCCTTACTCATTGTCAAACTGACA